CAAAAACGGCCTGATATCTGTATCTCTTTTCGCTCGTATCAGTGTAGTTATAATCAGAATTAAGATGCACAGATACGATGTCCGGAGATGTGATAAGGCCTTCGTTTCCATCAAGCATCGCAGTCTTAAGCTCTTCATTGAGCTGTGCCGCCACATACATAGAAGCTGCATAGCTCTTAATTGCCAGGACTGCGCTTTTGATATAATTCGTTTGGCCGCCGCCTGTTTTTTCAATGATTATGAAAGATGCCGGAGGATCCTTTGGGACTTCCAGCAGCACAGGCACGGCCATCTTTGTCTCCAAGAAGTCCTTTACAATTAACTCGATCATGATCCAAATACCGCCTTTAGTATTGAATTATCTTTCAGATTCTCGCTCTTGGCTGCGTAGCTCACGGCAGCCACTTCTGCGTTGGCTCTTGTCGAACCTACGTAAGTAGATACCTCATAGCCTTCTCCGAGCCTTCCGACAGCCGCGTTTGCGTATTCTTTTAAAACGCTTTGCATCTCAGCTGACTGCATGAGTTCTTTGACTCCATTTTTGTTAAGCTCGAATCTGACCTTAGCCATAGCGTTCTACCTTCACATTTTGTCCCCATCTCAGAGGAATATTCTCCTGGATTCCCGTCTGAGGATATCCGACTGTCTTATAGGGTTCGCCCCAGATAAGCACTTCCGCATCAGTCCAATCATGTGTATCACCCTTTGGAATTCCGAGGATGTATTCTATCTTCTTCCCATACATCTGCACGGATGCTGTGATGTCGTCCGTCGTTGGCTGCCCAACAAGAACATCAGGGATATCGACAGGCACCTTTTCGACAATCGGAGCTCCGAACGGATCTTCTCCGGTCACAGTATCGACCATGAGCTGAACAGTCGTTCCCTTAATCATGGATCCACCTCCTCATGATGTGCCAAATCTTCAAGAGGCGAGTGTGATCCGATAGCGTTACCACGACCAAGAAGAGTCTTGTCCATTCTCGCCAGATACAGCTCGCCAACAGATCCGCTTGATATCGTCCAGCTCTGAGAATATCCAAGGCCGCTCATGGATCCCTGAGTCGCGCCAACAGGCACTCCTTGAGAATTGCCATCTCCAAGGGCTCTGATGACCATGCGACAAGATACGACATTCTTCACGTCGTCAGATGCCAAGGAATTGAATGAGTCGATGATAATGGCAGCATCATCAAGAAGAGTCGTGCAGATAGCCTGTTCATCAGTCGATAATGTTCGGCTCATCCTAGCTTGTACATCTTCATACGTAGCGTATGCCATAGGATCACCTCATTTCTTTTTGGCTGATTTCTTGGACTGCTTCTTGGGAGCTTCTTTTTTCTCGGGCTCTTCCTTGGGCTCTTCTTCGGGCTCTTTTTCGCAGATCTCGGAGGCCAGCTTGTGGCCAGCCTCGAGATATTCATCAATGCGATCATCCGCTACCCACATCGGAGTCCCGGAAGTCCTATGGATGAGCTTAATCATGATGTTGCATCTGTAAGAGCATTAAATACAGATGTGTCAGCGCGGAATCCGACTTCGATCTCTGCTCTTACTGCGAACATATTATCCTGGAACATATTGATAAGAGTGCCATTTCCAAGGTCAAGAGTAGCATCCTCGGAATATGTGATCCTTACTCCTTCAACAGTACCGAAAACAGACTGAGTCCAATCTCCTACGATACCGACCTTATTAGGAGCTGGAGATGTGCCGGCTACATATGCGCCCTTAGACTGAAGTGTTCTAGCTCCAAGAACCATAGGGATAGCGCCTTCTGCTACAGAGTTGATGAATAGTGGTCTTCCGTCTCTGTCAACTGAGCTAAGAAGGATTGACTTGCCCTGAGGAGCAAGAACGACTCCGTTCATAATACCGCCGTGAGCTGCTACGTCTCCGTCTGCTGCTACAAGGCCAGCGTATGCATCAGCTCCGATAGCCTGAGCTGTTACGTTTGCGAATGTGTCGAAGTCAGATCCGGGAGCTGAGCCGTTACCGAATACAGTAGCGTCAAATTTAGCTCCGAGAGCTCTTGGGAGTCTGTCAACTACAGCATCGTAGAGAGTAGCTACATCTCTTCTGAATTCGTTTGAGAATGGAACGATGACAGCGAGCTTGTAGCCTCTGAGGATCTTTGTAGCAAGTCCGGGATTGCTTACGGGCTTTGCGTTTGTCTCTCCAACCCATGCAGCTTCAGGATCGGATGTAATTACATTGACAGCTGCTCCTCTTCCGGGAAGTGGAATCTGGCGAGCAAGCTGCATGATAGCTGACTCTTCCTGAGTCTTCTGAATGATCTCCTGAGATACGTCAACAGGAAGATCTATGGATGTTCTATTTGTAGGGGTTCCAACGAGTGCCATATTAATACCTCCAATTATTTGAATGCGGCAGCCGCCCATTCAGCGAACTGCTGCCTGGTTGATGGCTTGCCAACATGATTTACATTAACCTCGCCCCCATCCTTAATTGATGGGTATGAGCGCCCCGTGGAAGCATATTCTTTGATAGCGGCTGCCTGAGCCTTGCAAGCTTCCTCATCTTCTCCGCTAAGAAGATGCGACGGCACTCCTGTCTCTTGAGAGACCTTGTCCCGAACAGCTCTGATCTCTTCGGCCTTTTTGAGACTTTCAAGCTCACTTTTGTACTTTTCAGCCTGTTCTGTGGCTTTCTGAAGCTCTGACTTGTTTGCTTCTTCAAGCGCGTCGAACTTCTCGGCCTTGGCCTTGTATTCCTCAAGCTGAGACATCACTGTTGAATATCTCTTATTGAAGAATCCGTTGACTTCTTCCTGAGTAAAAAGCTTTTCTTGCTTTTCTCCTTTGGGCTGTTCGTTGGTTTCGATCTTTTCCTGATTCACAGTTTCTGACATAGCATTTCCCTCCGATGAGTAGTGTTTTCCCTCGCTGTATGCCGCGAGTAGGCATGAAAAAAGCACCAACCTTTGACAGCTGATGCTTTTAAAAGCAAAATATTAATTTTTCAATTTACATCAATTTCTTCTGCTTCAGAGCTTTCGAGCTCTTTTCTCTTCGCGTATGCAGCTCTTTTCTGCTCGTTAATCTTGTCTTTGTTAAGCGCGTAAGCTTCGCGCCTCATATAATTGATCTTGGCCTTGGGAGTTGAACCCTCAGCGTCCTGATAGATCTTAAGGTATTCGTCAGGATCATATCCCTCAACTTTCGTGCTTTCGCTGAATCTGACTGAGTAAGTACAATCACAATTAGAATGTATGTGCTCCGCGTGGCCATTCTTGATAGTTTTCTTTGAAGCCCTTTGCCAGCCTCTTGATGCAAGCGTTAAGCAGAACATACACGTATCTCCGTGAGGGATCCATGCGACTTCCGCTCCGTCTCTAATGGCATTCTGCAAAGTAGTATCCGCTCCGGCTTGTTTTACAAGTCTACCGACTACTTCCGAGAGATAATCAACATTCTCGGAGAATTTAGCGCTTCCTTCAATCGTTTTGGCAACGTCTCCATAGCTTGCCGTGGCTGCCGGAATAGCCGCCGGAACTGCCGCCTCAGACAGAAAAGCAATATCATCGTACATCATGGCTGAAAGTGTAGCGCTCGCCTCTCCGTATTTCGTAGCAAGAGCGTAAGCGTAATCTATGAGCTCATTCGCTGGGATATTGGCATAGCCTCCGCCCTTAATGATGAATGCTCTCATATCAGCCGCCGCCTTTGAGCTTATCTTCGAAAGCGTATCTATGAATCTTGTCCAATCATTCAGTGATATTTCCATTTTCTGCTCCCAGCAGCTCTCCGATCGTACTTATGCCTCTCGCTCTTGTCTCCTGAGCTTTGATCCTACGGATATCAGCCTTGTCGAATCCGATCATCTCGAGGAATGTGTCTGTGTCAGCGAATCCCTGTCTTGCTGACGCGATCTTGATGGCTGCGTCCGCGCTTGCAGCTACAGAAGGAAGCGCTGGATTCTTGAAGTGAGCTACAACAGCGTTCTGCTCTTCAGTAAGCTCATCAAGAGATACATTGTTCTCGATGGCTGTGGCCATAAGAGCGATTGTTCTTAATGCATCTCCGTTTGAGACGTTGAGCTGTTCAGCCATTGCTATGAGAGTCTGCCCCTGTGCGATAACAGCGTCAGCACTTGTCGGATTTGCCTCGGACACGACTCCGGTATCGGTTACTGATAGCCCTGTCGCGGCTGAGAACTGAGTCGCAAGAACTCTTATCATCTCAACGTGCGGAGCTATATTCCCCTGTGGGAGCTGACCGAAGGAAGGCTTCTCACCTGTCTCCGGATTGTTCGTGCTTGCAAGCATTGATCCGACATACTGCTTAAATTTTTGATTGATAACAACGTCGTATTGCTCATCTGTGATCCCGAGAAGATACTTCTGCGGCGATGTAGCAAATTCTAGTCCGATAGTCGCATTGGCTATTGTTCTGACGTATCCATCTATAAGTCTTCTGATGGGCTCCTTGATCCTGGAACGACCAAAAGGCTTATCAGATGTCGCATTCCAGATAAGAGCTTCCATGAGCGGCCGCCCCATCTTGTGAGGATATCTTTCTGAATACCAGATCTCGCCGTTTCGTCTTAATACCCATACAGAATCATCTGTGTAGTAATTGATGAGCGACGGAGTCCAAGCAACCTCGTCATTATCTGGAACAGAGTCGATGATAGCGAATCCGCATTCAATACGGCCTTTCACTCCGTCCCAGAGAGCCGCGGCTGTCCTTGGCGAATGAAATCTGATGCTCACTCCTCTGTCTGTATTTGCCAATGTCGCAAATGTACAGCCATATTTGAGCTCGTCTCGGCAAGCTTTAGCATATTCAGCTACAAGATCATTATTGACTACGATCCTGTCAAGCTCTGTGACTTCTGTTCCGTTGATTCCAACGAATCCATCGAACATTGATCTTGCAGCAAGAACGTCAACAGTCTTGGCTCCCCAGGCGCAGCCGATCTCAAGGCCTCTGAGTCCATCCGGGAGAGCTATTCCCAGATTGACATCTCTTAAGCTGATCTTACCTTCATAGTATTTATTTTTCTGTGAGTTTTTCGCCTCATGATTGTTAAATAGATTCAAAAGCTTCTGGAGTCTTGGAGCTTCCACAAGATCGAATCCGGATATCTGTTCAGGTACAATCGTAAGCATCTCATTACCTCACTGTTAACCAATTCTCATTTTCTTATTTGGGTTTCTTTTTGAATTCTTTGCTCCCCACAGCGCCAGAGCGCAAGCTTCTAGCGGAGTGCTGTCTTCTCCGCCGAATCCCCATCCGCCGGATATAGGTCTTTTGGTAACGCTAAGAGCGCTCGCCCGGAGATCTTCCTGGGGAGCGTACCATGTCAGCGTCTTCTCATTGAGTCCATCCATCAATGTGCTAACGGCTGCTATCATATCCTTAGCCGATGGCCTTATCACAGAGCCTTTGACCTTCCATGTGTCGGAGATCTTGTCGATAAGAACATCAACTCCATTGCGTCCGTCTATTACTACACAAGAAGCTTTATTGACTCGTTCTTTGAGCCACTGTGCAAGCCACTGCGTCCCGTAGCCTGTCGGTTTCCTCTCGATAAGAGAAATCCTCGCAGCTCCTTCTTCTGGGATCACCGCTCCGCAGAGACAGACTTCTGATCCGTCTGCACTGAATTTAATTCCGTAGGCTGTCTTACCACTTGGCTTCAGGTCTTTGCTTGCACAAGAATCCCAAAGCTCTTTAGATATTACTGTTTCAACTGTCTTAGCTATCACAGGGCTCCACCATCCCAAGCGCTCTCTGGCGAATCCGTCCAGGCTCATTGATCTGAATTCCTCGGCCGTAAAATCTTCTGTAAGTCTTATGCCTAGCGCCGGATTGCACATATACCATACAGTCTTATCGCCAGCATTAAGATCTTCCAGATTATCCGCGACCACGCTCCACTCATGCCAGCAGTCATGCTTTCCGGCATCATTAAGACAAGTTGTCCGCCTTCGTCTGAAAACCTCTCCCGGACATCCGGGATAAGGCGGAGTCCCTGTATATATGAGCTGACGTGTACCTGTCTGGGAAGCTGACAGCGTCGCCATGATTGCCTCAACCTGATCGTCTGTGAGCTCCTGGGCTTCGTCAAATACGACTAAAGATATTCCGTCGAAACCTCGGGCTGCTTGCCTTGATCTGGCTGAGAATTCAATGACTCCGCCATTATCTAGCTCAATGCATTCTTCGCCGTTTGTGTATCTTATTGTTTTAACAATGTCCGTGACCTCGGGATGTTTCTTATCCGTGAACATCGCAGCAAGTCGCCTGAACGATTTTTTGCTCGTCCTCACCTGATGCGCTGTATGCAATATTTTCTCGCCATTTACCACAAGGCCATAGAATTCTCTAGCTTCAAGACAGACGTTTTTTCCATTCTGCCTCGGGACTGACAATCCGGCTGATGTTATGTTATATTTTCCTGATTCATCTTTCCCCAGCCAGCAATCAACTATAAGTTGCTGCCATTCGTCCAGGCTATTTCCATATTCGGACATCAAAAAAACCGCATCTTCACCATCTGATGAAACGCGGCGCGGCTCAATTCTTATGCGCGGTTCTTGTGATCCTCTCATGCTTCTTTTTCATGCTTGCTTCTGACAAGCTCAAGGACTGTTTTTGGTTTCTCAGCTTCTTCAATCTCTTCGGCTGCCACCTCTTCAGGAAGGCTGTCAATGATCTTACTCATGCCTGTCATGTAAGACTTCCAGAGACTTTCATAAGCTTTAAATAGCGGATTTTCTCTTGTGCCTGACTGACCTCCGCCGTTATCATATTCGACTACAATCGGCTGATCTCCGACGGCGCTTCTGGCATCGTCAAGCTCTGCCTTCATCCATGCGACATTGAGGATCACGGGTTCTAGGATCTTCATTCGTCTCTCTGACACATTAGCGTTAATCAGGACTTTTTTGAGCCTGTTCTTCTCTTTGGTAGCTGCCTTCTGGATCGGGCTCACATTATTAGATTTATTATTTTTTTTCATGACCACCCCTATATTAATGATTTTTGCTCGGGGGTATATCGGCGCT